CTGTAGCACTTTCAAACTTTGGATATTCAGGTGCTTTAAAAATTAAATTTACTCTATTCAATGAGTCTACTAGCTTATTCAAAGCAACAACTGAAAAGTCACCTTCAACTTTATTATAAGCTTCTTCTTCCACACTATCAGCTTCCATTGCTTGACTCATTAAGTCATCTTCCATCATTTTAATATCAGCATCGGTGCTTTCACCTAATACTTGTTTATCTAATTCATTCATAATATATATCCCCTTATCTGTTTTGTAAAATTTGGTTTAATGTATTCGGACCTGCAGGTTGAATACTTTGTTGTAATTCTGTAACATCTGGCTGAATTGCCTCACCTGCTGTTCCAGCTTTAGCAGCTGAAATAGCTTTTTGCTCGGCTTGCATATCTTCTATAAACGCTTCAGGCAAACCTAACGAACGCACCAATTCTGCTAATAATGTCTTTGGAGGAACACCTAAACCTTGCAATACTGGTATTGACTGAATAAATTCTCTCTTTCTAACACTTTCACTAATTGGTGTACTTGCTTGATCTTGTGCAAATATTGTCCAACTACTTCTTAAGTCTTTCTCACTTACCACAGCTGGTTTATTATCTATCACAATAACATCTTTAACATCTCCTTCAGCCATATACATTGCCAATATATTAACATATGCATAACTGATAGCTTCAATTGTTGCATCTCTTTCACGTGCAAGTCTTCCTACTTCTGAGGATGTGTATGCTGCAAGTGCAGCAATTTCAGTCGCACTAGATCGTGTGCTTTCACCACGCGTAAAAGGAGCCAAGATAGAACCTTTATCTTTGTCCGACTGAACTTGTCTGTAGTAACTTTCAAGTTCTGGTGGAGTTGGGTTCTGAGGCACAGGACGAATAACAGTACTAATATCTTCGTCATCAACTTCAATAAATAGTCCATCAATACCACTAGTAACTTGTGCCATACTCTCTTCATCAAATGTCCCCCTTTTAACAATATACTGTCTTGAAGCCTTTCTTACAGCATTTGCTTGAAATGTTCTAATTAAATTTGTTTCATATATCTGATCATATATTCTCTTCATTGCACTATAACCATCAATAGGAAGATCTGGTTGTCTATTGAAATAAAATGGAATTATTGGCAATACAGGTTTATCATCTATATCTCTAAAAGGTATCATATCCTTTTCTAAAAACTTCTCACCCATTGCATACTGAGGTGACCAAAATATAATATTATCACCTACTAAGTCATAAAATTCTATAACCTCAATATACTTAAACATATCATCATTATCTTCTAATAACTGCTCTTTTAAGTCATGAACATACTTATCAAAATAATTCTTCTTACTTACCCAATTAAATGACTTATTACCAAACTTCTTCTTTGCACTTTCAGCAGTCAAATAATATCTATGAGCACAAAAACGCATATCATTATATCGCTTAGCATCTCTATCTAATATTATATCCCAACAATTTAATGCCACCATATCCATACGCTTAAAAAGGTCGACATTGTCAACGGGTAATAACTTAATAAATGACATAGGATAAATTAAGGCCAAACGAGAAGCATCCTCTATGGTACCTCTGTGTTTCACCAAGAATTCATTTACTAATATACTTGCTTTTCTACTATCACCTCTCCCTCTAAAGTCATACTTTAAGATAACACCTGGGTTACGAGAGAAGAGAGAAGCAATATAACTTTCAATATAGCCATAAGCATCTGAAGTTTGAACAGTTATTTGCATATCTGTATTTATTGTATTTGCTCTATTCTTATCCCAAAAGTCTGTTGAATATGCACTTTTATACGAATACATCTCAGGTTGTAATTTTTCCCAATGCTCATCATGTATCTCTAATATAACTTTTATATCTTTAGGTTTTATTTCATATGCCATATTTTTCCTCTTATCTTACCTTTCCACGAACTGTAAAAGGCAGTGGGCCACGCGCTCTGATCCTAGCTGCCTTTGTAGACTTTATAAACTCTTCCATTATCGCACGCTTAACCTCACCCAACTGAGGTGCTGGTCTCTCTTTTGCAGCCCACAATGCCAATAAAAACGATATTAGCACATCATCATGTGAACCCTTAGGATGTGTTGGTGCTCCACCTTCTTGCATAATTGTATTTCTCATCTCCGACCACAAACCCGACTCTAATAAGTGAAAATGACCTCCACTTAATAATTCTCGACAATGATCAAATATAGACATTTTATTTTCCTTTCTCGTATTCCAGTCACCCCTGGACCCACGATACAAATTCTTCATTCCCCACTCTCTACATCTATGTATCACTAAATGACCTGGTCCATTAGCCTCAATAATTGTATATGGCTCACCAAACTGATAATATATCTCAAATACCTTATCAGCAAAGTCTGAAGGAGATATTAAATTATTCTTATAATGATATATAGGCTGCAATGTAGTTGAAGACACAACTGTTATCGCAGAATAGTCTCCACCTCCACCCTGTGCCACATCAACACCCATTGAAAAACGATCACCCTTAAGAGGATCACAATACCACTTATCAGGCCCACCTATATCAACGATATCAATATCATCCAAAACATCAGGCGGAAAATAAACATTTGTACTTGTCAAAAACGCTTGCTCAACATCAGCAGGATACTCACGCGTAAACTTCTCAATTCCCATCGAACTTATCTGCGTCCTCCTCCAATACATCTGACCCTTATTCACACCCAACTCTTGCATTATCCCTATCTCTTCATCAGTCATTGGAGGAACACCATTCTGACCAAACATACTCTTCTTATAATAAGGCTTATGCTTATGCCAAGGAAAGAAACACAACTTCCAACCATTCTCAGGTGCACCCATACAAAGACGATGATATGTATCACCAGGACCATTCGTTGTTGTCTCAATAACAACTTGACCATCACCAACTGAAGCTATTGTATTTGCCAATAACTCATCTTGCTCATCAAAAAATGCAAACTCTGAAATATGCGCTGAAGAAAATGTAAACGATCTTGTCGCTCCACCCTTACCTCCAGCTGTAAATGATCTCAACTCTGCACCTGTATCATTAAACTGAAGTGTACGAGCAGAAGACTTGGACAACTTTCTCTGCAAAGGCTTAGGCAATGAACTATAAAACCCCTTATCTATTGAATGCAAATGATCAGCACTATCCCGTGTATAACTAATAATTGCATGCTTTGTCGGCTCCTCTTCACAAAACGCCTTCCACAAAAAATACGCCCTTATCAATGTCGACACACCCAACTGCCTTGCCTTCACCACAACAACTAACTTATTCGCTAATAACACATCCAATAACTCTTCCTGTGCATCATTCAAAACAAACGGCACTAACTTTGCAGCCTCTTTATCAAATACATGCAAAAACTTAAAGAACATCCTCGGGTCTTCCTTAAGCTTATTCAATATCGGAAGTGGAATACTATTTCGCATCTTTATCCTTGTCATCATCAGTATCTTTAGAATTGAAGTCTAAAATTGAAAGTATACCATCAAATTCCTTTGCAGAATAACCCAACTCTTTTAACTTAACCAATACAGTTGCCAATTCCATAAATGTTCTTGGTCCCATCTTCCAATTCTCATCAGCATTATTCTTCACAGCCAATAACATAACTGCTTTAATAATTCCTTCAATATCTCCATTATGTATCGACCGCTTAAGCGATGACTTATAATTCAAACTTACCTCACTCAAACGCTTCTTACTAATTCCTCTTGACATTAAACATCTCCCTTTGCAACTTGTGCCTTTAACCAATTCTCAGCACGACGACATCTTTTAAATGCTGTTGACACAGAACATCCATCTCTATCTGCTATCTGCTGATATGTTAAACCTTCAAAATAATAACCTTCCAATGCACTTCTCAACTTCTTATTCATCTTATCTAAATGATCACTAATTGCAGTCATTCTCTCAATTCTCATAACAGCATGCTCCTCACTCTCTTCATCAACTAACGAAGCAAAATACTCTAACGCACCATCATCACAAAATATATGACGCCTATAAAAACGCCGATCCTCTTCAGTCCAAGTCTTATCATTTTTCCATTTCATACAAATAACCCTCTCAAACATATATATATCTCGTTAAAGAGAATTTTTCCCTATAATATAAAAAATTTTTCCTTTTGTAAAAATATTTTTCCCAATATACAATACTTAGGAACTAAAAAGATATCTTTTAGCGACCTCTGAAGA